AAGAGCAGCAGTTATGGAAGATGGTTATGGCAAGGTATCCTAAGCTGGAGAATGAGCGGACCTGTGCTATAGAGAAGCGGATGAGGGATATGGCGCGGCAATCGATGTTTGAAAGGTTGAAAAATGAACGAGCAGGACAGGACAGCATATTGGATCGAAGCGGAGCGGATGCGGCTCAAGGTTGAGCTAAAGTACGTCCCGAAGATCTATAAAGCACTGAAAGCTCATATCAGTTCTTTCATTACGGCGTACAAGGTAGATCCCAGCGGAGCAGTTGGATCGATCAACATGGAGCTATGGAACGACGACCTGCTGAAAGTGTACAATGCCATGTTCCGGGAGAGCTTCATGATCACTGCCAAGGCCACATACAAAAGCCTGAAACGGATCAAGCTGATTCCTGGCATGGGAGTGAACGAGGAATGGACACAGATTGTGAACGATTGGCTGGCACGTAACGGGCTTCAGATGGTGACGAGGATGAGCGGCCGCACAAGGGAGATTATCCTCGCTATCGTCAACGAGACGCTCCAAGAAGGGGTACAGAACGGATGGGGTGCGGAGGTGGTAGCTCGGACAGTGGTGAAGCGGTTGCAGGATGAGGAGTACACCTTCTCTCTCAACAGGGCGAGGATGATAGCCAGAACGGAAACCGGCAGGGCAGCGAATGAGGGGCACATGGCCGGAGCGAGATCATCAAGGATAGTGCTGGATAAGGTTTGGATCAGTGCGAAGGATAACCGGACGCGAAGGATGCCGCGGGATGAGTTTGATCATCTCAATTTGGACGGTCAGACAGTAGGGATGGATGAGCAGTTTGTAGGGCGTAGTGAAATGGGAGAGTTGAGGGTAAATCAGCCGGGGGATGTGAGCGCACCAGCGGGGTTTACGATCAATTGCAGGTGCAGGGTAGCGTTCCAACCGAGAAGGGACGCAAATGGTAGGGTGATAAGAAGATCAATCTGAAATCATGATACGAAAATACATAGAGACAAAGGCCGCAGACGTGGACACTTCCAACCGAAAGGTAAAGGTGGTGATTTCCCGGATGGGTAACCTTGATCTCGATAAAGACATTATTGAGCTGGGGGCTTTTGCCAAGACCATCGCCGAAAAAGGTCCCAAAGGATCCCAGATGATCTGGCACCTGGCAGACCATGGATGGAGGGTTGCGGAATCGGGCCTCAGCAAGTATGAAGAACTGTATGTGGAAGGGGATAAACTGATTGGTATAGCTCCTTACCGTGATACGTGGCTGTGGAGGGAGCAGATGTGGCCGCTATACGTTGCGGGTGACATCAACCAGCACTCCATCGGTTTTTCCATCGTGAAGAGTGAAAGGAATGAGCAGACCGGCATCAGGGTTATCAAAGAGGTTGACCTGTATGAAGGATCCGCGGTATTGTGGGGGGCAAACCCAGAAACCCCAACTGAGGAGGTTATGAAGAATCTGTTTCTACAGAAGAAAGAGAGCTTTGAGGACAGGGTGCAGTGGGTTTGCAAAGCCATCAAAGATGGCAAGTACAAAGATGATGAATCGCTATTAATATTGGAATTGAAGCAACTTGAAGACATCTACCAGGCCAGCCGAAAGGGCACTCAGCCGGGAGGGGATCCCACTGAGCCGCAAAAATGGAAAGAGGAGATGGCTTTCATTTTAGCCAAGCATTTCATCTAAGCAAACAAAATTTATTTAAATCAAACTTTTACGCAAATGGAAATGAAAGATTTTCTCTCGGCGCTGGATTCAAAGATGGAAGCCTACAAAACAGGTCTTTCCACTGAGAACCAGAAAGCACTTGACGGTATCAAAGCCGAAATCAAGGCCGCATTCGACAAGGCTGAAGAAGCCAAAACATCCGCTGCTGAGCTGAAAACCGCTCTGGACAAGCTGGAAGAAAAAGCAGACAAGATCCTGGCAAAGGCTGGCCGTCCCGGTTCTGGTGCGTCAGTAAAAACTTTCGAAGGAGAGCTCAATGAAAAGCTTGCTGAGAAATCTGAACTGCTGAAAAGCGCAAGGCAGTCAAAGAAAGGCTTTGCCATCGAACTGGAAAGCAAAGTGGTAGGTAACATGGGATCATCTGCGAACCTGACTGGTACCTACTTCGTGCCCCCTACCGTAGTTCCCGGCGTGGTGCCTTTCCCCTATGAAAGCGTACACGTGCGCGACCTGTTCCCTAAAGGTACTACCAACAGCAACGTGGTAAGGTACATCAGGGACAACAACGGTGAAGGTGGACCCGCTACTGTTGCGGAAGGAGGTCTGAAGCCACAGGAAGACAGGGATTTTGCGATCCTTGACGCTCCCGTGCGGAAGATCGCAACGTACTTCCGTATCCCTGAAGAGATGATCGAGGACATCGACTTCCTGTCATCTTACCTGTCTGGTATCGGTACTCAGGAGGTAATGGCGGTGGAAGACGCGCAGCTGCTGTACGGTGACGGTACTGGTCAGAACCTGACTGGTTTGAACGTTGCTGGTACTGCATTTGCTGCCGGCACTTCCGTGATCGGTGCTTCTGCAAACCAGTTCGACGTGCTGGGTGCTGCTAAGAAGCAGCTTCGCAATGCAAAATTTGGTGGTCCATTGGTGGCACTCATCAACCCTACCGACTATTTCGATATGAGGTGGAGGAAAGACACTGCCAACAACTACATCTTCCAAAGCAACCAAGGCCTTACCCCATTGCAGATTGATGGTATTACCATCCTGGAGCATACGGCGGTAACTGCTGGCGGTTTCTTTGTGATCAGCCCAAGTGCTGCGCAGGTGTTTGACCGCAAAGGCCTGACTGTACGTTTGTACGATCAGGATCAGGACAACGCGATCCGCAACATGTGGACAATGGTGATCGAGAAGCGTCTTGCCTTCCCGGTTTACCAGCCCGGAGCAATCATCCGTGGTACGTTCACTGCTGGTATCACAGACTTGACATCGTAGTCATAAAATGGGAGGGTGTAACAGCCCTCCCTAATTCAAATGTATGAGGGTACGTTACGATTTTGTTGGCAATCTGGTGGTTTACACAAGCGTGATCAATGGTGAGGCATTTCAGTCTATCCACAAACGCGACGGCATGACTGATGAACAGGCCAAAGGATCATTCCACAGAGACCACGCCCGTGAGATTGTCATTTTACAACAACAAAAACTACAAAATGAGAGTAAAAGCATTACGCAGCCTACATGGTAGCTACGGATCACTGGCTGAAGGTCAGGAAACCGTTATCAAGGATAGCCTCGCAAAAGAATTGATTGAAGCCGGATTGGTGGAGCAGGTGAGCGAAGAGCAGCCCGTGGACAAAGATCCAGAGCCTGCAAAATCTTCTATCAAGGTCACAGGTGGCAACAAGGGTAAAGTAAAAGAATAATGGAACGCTCACATCAACCGAAGAGGGAGATCGTGGTGATCAAGAAAAAGCAGATCCAAGTAAAGAAGAAGCAAACATCTCACATCAGCAAGCATGAATTTGATCCTTTCAAAACCACAGATAGTACAGGACCTGGCGGCGGAGATCATCAGCCCAACGGAGCTAAAGAACTGGATGCAGATCAGCTTCAATGAGCAGGATGACGAGGTTTACCAGGTATGTAAGTCTGCACGCACATTGCTGGAGGAGTACACCAGCAAGTCGTTTGGGACGAAGACCATGCGTGCAGAAATTGAAGTGGATGAGGACTTTGTAAGGCTTCCGTACGGTCCGCTGCAATCAGTGGTATCAATCGTGTTGCATGTTGGCTTCGGAAATAACGAGACCCTTGTGGCTGGAACCGATTATGAAGTGGTGGGAACCAGAGTAAGGGTGTTACGCCAAGGGTTTATGACGTTTACCTGCCGTGTTGGCATGGTGGATCTTCCGGAGGATCTGAGGGCTGACATTCTCAGGCTTGGGGCTTGGATGTTCCAGAACAGGGGGATTCAGTTTGAAACGGGTGACGAGATCAAAAAGTATCCTGATTGGGCGGCGCTGGCTGCAAACAGGTATATCGAAAGGGTGATATGAGCAAAGGGTTTTTTATAGAGCTGGACGGGCTGCAGCCGCTCATAGCGAAGCTGAAAGGGATGGGTAAAGACATTGAGGAGATAGTGGCAGCAGAGATTGAAGGCACGGCCAGGGAGATCGAGGAAAAGGCGGCACAGAGGGTGCCAAAAGATACAGGAGGATCGGGGCTCGCTGGAGCGATAACCTCTAGGGAGGTAAACAAATTGAATTGGGAGGTGGTAGCGCAAAAGAACTACGCCGCCTATGTGGAGTTCGGAACGGGAGGGCTGGTAGATGTGCCGGCAGGGCTGGAGGATTACGCGATACAGTTTAAGGGCCGGGGGATAAAGCAGATCAACATGAGAGCGCGGCCGTATCTGTTCCCCAGCTATTTGGAGGAGACCAGGAAGCTGATTAAGATACTCAAAGAAGAACTTAAAGCACGATGAAAGATATTGGAGCATCACTAAGGACAATTTACGGCACTCTACTGTCCGCTATCACCTATGGGGGTAGTGATGTTCCTTTCTATGACCATGAACCGTATGTAACCACGCCAAAGAATTACATCTTCTTTCAGGGTTACAATTTCGGGTCAGACAACAACGATCAGCATTTTGTGAGTGAGGGTACTGTAACATTACAGGTTGTTACGAAGAGCAACATGAAAAACGATAAGACGGCGTGCGATGCGATCGCAAACAGTGTGCTTCAGGCGTTGCTGCCATACGTGGACAGGTTCGATGCTTATTTTCAAATTGAAATAACAGGGGCAGAGCTGCCCGGTGATATACATTCTCAGGATGGTACCGTACACATCAACAGGAAAATTTTAAACATTAATAACCGATTAAATCAGATTTAAATGGCAGAATTACAGGGCAAACTTCTCCCGTTAGAAGTGGATTTCACAGGCGCAGGCTCCACCTACAAGATCATGGTGTGCATGCAGAATTTCGACTACAACTTGGACGTGCCTATCGATGTGCAGGAAACTGACTGCGGTCAGATTGCCTCTCCCGGCGTTCCAGGGGTCAACGTAAACCTGACCGTTGTGGAAGAGCTGGCACCATCAGGATCACAGGCCTCTTTCAAAGAGGTGCATGATGCAGCACTGGCCGGAACGAAGGTAAAGGTACGGGTGCAGAATCCTGTTGTGGGATCTGTTCTTCTCGGTACCAGGATCTTCTCAAATTTCGATGCGTACTTCAGTAACGTAACATTGAACAAGCAGACCACAGGTCCTGTGACGTTCAGCGCGACTTTGCAAAGTACAGGAGCAATTGACGGAACAGTTTAGTTATGATTGGATACACACAAGCTACTATCCTCGGGAAAGTCCGGGGTTTAAAATTCGGATCTCTTGCTGCTGAGAATATAACGATGGAGTTAGTGGCTCTCGGTGCTGCCACCGGGGGCAACTATTCCACGTCCATG